AGGTGCCCCCAATCTTACGGTTTCACGTGAAACAATTAAGCTCCTTGCGAACCGAATACACAGCGTGGGTTGCTAAAGCCAAAGCTGTATCGCTCCCTAGCCTTGTAACGCACGTTACCTGTATCGAAATCTCCCTCCATGGAGGTTGAAATCGGGGTTCGTTCAAAATGCTTAAACCCATCTGGAACGTCAGTCAGAATGAAGAACGCATCGGTGTCAGTCAGGAAGTGGTTGACTGAATAACCTTGCGGCAACAGACCCATATTCCTTACTGCGTTGATGTCGTTATCAGACGTGCCGACCCGACCGGGAGACTCTAAGAGCCTATCAGCAATGAACTGAAGCTGAGGCGGAACAATAAGCTTGGTTCCTTGCAGAGCCAAGATCATGTTTCGATCATCAACAAAAGTGCTAATGCTGATTAATGCATTTTCCAAAGACGTTTCATTGAGGTCAGCCATCGTCGTTTGACGATTAGCCAACGTACCGCCACCCGCTAAAGGGTGAGAAGTATTAATCAAAGAAACACCATCACCGCCAGTAAAGCTTGAACTAAATGCATTGTTCAATACATTTGCAGCTTTAACCTGCTTGGTGTGCGCCATACTGCGGGCCAGAGCCTTCGTATAACGAGCGCCAAGGCGGTCGTAGAGGTTATCTTCAACAGCTTCCTCAGTGAGCGCAAAGCCCAAGGCAATTGTTTCATGCGTATAACGCGCAGTGAAACCTTCACTTGCGTTATCGTAATTAACAGATTGACCTTCAGATTTGGTTTCAGCATTGCCGAATCCAACAATCAGGACTTCTTCTTCAAATGCTCGATCTGAAGCTTCTGTTTCAAAGATTTCAGCATGCTCGTTTTCGTAACGTGCATACTCCATACCAAATAAAGCGTTGAGACCTGGCTCTAGCTCTTTGGCTAACTGTGCTCTTGAAATAGCCATTAGTTATGCTCCTAAGCTAATCCAGCGCCTTTAACGCCAAATATGTGGTTTTGAATTACAACTAATACGTTCGTATTCGCTGAAGCAACATCTGAGTTCTCAGGGTCACCCGAGATATCAATCGCTTTCAGCGGCAAAGAAGTAGTAGTTGCGCCTGTTGCAACGTCAAGCTCTGCACCGGATATACCCGTGACAGTACTTCCAGAAGACGTATACACAATATCGAAGTTTCCAAACAGGTCTGCTACCGGGAAGGTATCGTCTGCTTGAATCTCAAATACAACATTCGGATCATCAATTACAAAAGCAATGATGTCTGAAGCATTTGTACTTGCAGGATAGTAGTTGCTGAACTTTTGCTCACTTGTCGTGGGATCTGTGTACATACAACCATTAAATACGCCAACGATTGGAACAGTGCCACCATCGGCGTGTACTTCTACGCCACCACCAGTAACCTGTGCAACCATATCTCCCTGAAAGATACTGGTCCCATAATTCGCGGCGATTCTGTATCGGCTTTGTCCACCAGTATAAGGGCTACCGCCTATCATTCTGGAAGGAACCATGCCAAACGCGGCATCTTTATTAGCCATCGTTGAACCTCCTTAAAACACAATCAAAAGATTAAGCCCTGCCTTTACCAAACGAGACTTGAGTTTTCCTCTCTCTCGTCATCGGCATTGCAGGATTTTCCTCGCGCATCAAATCGTTATCAACTGCTCGCATTTGATTTTCGGTTTGACGCTCAAAATGAGCATTACGCTCATTAGCTGTCTCTACTGGAATCTTGCAAAGAATCAAACCACCAACACCTACAGTACCGGCATGCTTACCATCATCAATGGTAGGCAGATCGTATCCTGCAACTTCTGAGGGTTTAACAGGCTCAAAGCCCTCTCTAAACCTCATGTGGACGTTGGTCTTATCGTCCTCTCCGCGTATATGCGTTCTGATCCACCTGTATTTTACGCCAGGGGGAGCATCCGGCGTTTCCAGAATTTGAGGGGGAGTCCATGGTTTTCTTGCGGCCTGTGAGGACCGTGAAGAAGCATTTCTAGGTGTTCTGTTAGAACCCTTTCCTGTTTCTTCGTTCATGATCTCTGTAACCTCATTTTTTGTTTCGCGTATTCCTTGAATGGAACCCCAAGCCTTCTAGCAAGCTGCTGTTCAGTAGGGCTTAATTCAATCCTACGATTATTTTGATTGCGTCCGGTTCCTGTTGTGCGTGATCCAGAGACTACTTTTTGGACGGCGTTTTCGTCTCCCACGATGCCAAACTTATGAGGAAATTTTTGCCTCATCTGTCTGTCAAGCTCAGAATAGTATTCATCTGATTCTAAGTCAATCCTGCGGTCATAAGCTAAACTCTCATGGACCTTCATTACTTCATTAGTCATTTCAACATCTGAACCAAACCAATCGTTCTCCTCTGCCCACTTCTGGGCTTTTGCAGAAGGCTCTTGGTAGACAGGTTGATTCTGTGGTTGCCCGTAAACAGGATTAGTAAGACCTTGTTCGCGTTGAAGCTCTTCAAAATTTTGTTCTTGAATAGCCTGCTGGCTTTCTTCCCAAGCTTTATATTGAACCTTGTAGTCTTCAAGGTCCTGCTTGTATTTATTCAGAGATGCTCGATCAGCTTCTGCCTGTGCAAGTAATTGCTGGGCATCTGCCATCTTCTCTGCATCGCCTGACTCATAAGCAACTTTTAATGCATGCTTTGCGGCTTGAGCCTGAGTATCTACTCGATTTTCAAACTCATTTTTGTAGCCTTCCTGAATCCTAATATTTTCATGAGAAGAAGATGTTTGGGATTCAAGCAGCTGATTAGATAGCTGTTGGTTCTTTTCATGCAGTTCTTTTACATACTGAAGAGCTTGTAACTCTCTTCGTTGAAACTCTTTTGCTTGAGCAACTGCCTTATTGATCCTGTCTTGACTTGTCCTTGTCCTTCTCTCTGCCTCAGAAACTTCCTCATCTTCTGGTACAGGTTTAGGTTCAAAGTCTTCTTGAACAACGTCCTCTGTAATCGGATCAACATCTTCAATGTCACTATCATCAAGATCAATGATTGCAACATCCTCAGATACTTCTTCTTCAACTCTTCTGTGTTCTGGCAATGATGCTTTCTCAATGTTTTCATCATTAAGATTAGCTAGTGCCTCAGTCAATGTTTCTTCAGCCATGGGTCACCTATGCAGATTTGATATCGTCTGGATTGAGTATTACGCCAATCACTTCATCGTCATTGATAATTCTGACTTCGTGATCGTCTTCTAATGCAAATCGAGCCCCTGCGTACCTTCCAATCAGTACCCAGTCGCCTTTCTTGCACCATGGTTGGCCACCAAACTTTGCATCGTCTTGGTAAGCTAATGGCCCAACCTTTAACACGTAACATACTGATGTGGCTAAGTTTTCTTTATCCAGAGTGGAATCAAGAAGGTGTATACCACCATCTGTAACGCCTCTCCCCTTGTATGGTAAGACTAAAAGTCTCCACCCAGACGGGTCAGGCATTCGCTCAATTAAAGATTTATCTAACACGGTGGGGTCTAAGACCCGTTCTTCTTCGCTAACGTATGCATCCATTACGGATGGTTTTGCGACGGTGTCCAATTGTGGCTCACTCATCGATGTCATCTCCCTGTATATGCAACGCTTCCTTCAAATCCTGTCGTAGGGCGCGAAGCATTGATAATTCGCCCATGACAAACTTGTAGTCCTCCATATTTTTTATGTTGCCAGAGGTTACATAATCAATATGACCTTCCTCATATTGATTTAATTTTTTATAGATATAAGACGCGAGAGCGACTGAGTCCATAGGCTATACAGAATACCCTGTAGGCCCAGAACTAGGAATTATGTCGAAAATACTAGATGGCGGTCTCTTGGGAGGGGAAGGCTTTTCGGATAGATCAAAAATTTTTTTAAAAATTTCCTCTGACGGTGGCATTACTTCTGTCGGAGGTGGCGTTACTGCTGCTGGGGCAGAAGATAACCTTAAATCCTCTTTTGATAAGGTGGGATCAAACGTGCCTATATTTACATCAATCTTTGCGGTGGGATCTTCTTGTTGTTGATCCATTGCCACAATTACTTCTGGTGGCAAATTGCTGTCTGCAGCACGCAGAAGGACATCTACTCCATAATCGCTCGCGTCCTCAGGTATTACAGGAGCAGGCGGCGGGCTAGGCATGCCCGGTGTTAGCCCTGGGTAATAACCCGTTGGCCCCTCAGTATCTGTGTATTTTAACTCTGCTTGATAATCACTGCCTGGCGCTGTTGGCGCTGTTGGAGACTCGCCCTCCGAGCCAGAAACAACGGGTGGAGGAGCCGGTGGCGCAGGTTTTGGCGTAGGCGTTGGTTCAGGTGCAGGTGCTGGTTCAGGTGTAGGTGCGGGCGCTGGTCCTGCCGTAGGTGGCGGCGGCGGGGGAGGCAACACAAGCGGATCAGGCTGTGGCATTTCCTCTCTTTCTGTTTGTGGTCTTAGCCCAGCATATTGCATCATCGGGGTTGTCGGCACTGTCATACCGTATCCACCAAACTGCACTTGAGGTGCGGGAGCAGAAGGTTCCCCAGCACCAGCAAATGGAATCACTGGGCCTGGCGGTCTAACAGGCCCAACAGTCATAGGCGGCCTAGGACGCTCCATTTCTGCTTGAGCTCGCCTAAGTATCTCTATCTCTAGATCACTTAGCATTGGTGGTCTAACAGCCATTGATAATTATCTTGTAGGGCCCGCCCTTAGAGCCATTTGTCTAATGCTTCCTGGCCCTCGATTCTGATACATTGGCATTGCTGGCATTCGCCCTTGAGGCATGAGGGAACGCAAACTGTTTGGGCCTTGCGTTTGTGCCATCGGCATGGGGCGTCCGCCTTGTTGTTGCAATGATCTCATAATATCTGGACCCAAGAATTCTCTTGCCCGGTCTTGTGATGCTAGGGTCGGGCCTCCGCCTTGTGCTTGCAGTTGTGCTTGCGCTCTCAAACCCCCTTGTGGCATCGTGCCGCCTCCCAGCCTTGCTTGCATCCCTAACTGCTGCTGCCCTAACTGCTGCTGCTGTAGCATCCCTTGCCTCGCTTGCATCATTGGGTTGCCCATGTTTCCGAATTGACCACCCATGCCCATGCCCATTCCTGGCTGCTGCATGCCAAATCCACCGCCGAATCTTGGTTGCTGCATCCCAAAACGAGGCTGTTGCATTCCGAATCCACCACCAAACTGCGGGGGTTGCATACCAAAACCTCCACCGAACCTAGGCTGCTGCATTCCAAAGCCACCACCGAATTGAGGAGGTTGCATCCCGAATCCGCCACCAAACCCGCCACCAAACTGGGGTTGCTGCATGCCAAAACCACCGCCAAAGCTAGGCTGTTGCATGCCGAATTGTTGAGGTTGCTGCATTCCAAAGCCTCCACCAAACTGAGGCTGTTGCATTCCAAATTGCCGAGGCTGTTGCATTCCAAATTGTTGGGGCTGCTGCATGCCTCGCCCCATTGCTTGCCCAAACGGGTTCTGCTGGGGGGTATACTGCTGTTGAGAAGAAGGCATCATGCCGGGGCTGGGGTAGTTCATTAGAAGATTCCTCTAAACTTCTTGCCGCGCAAAGCTGCTCCACCGCCACGCATCTCACCTGCGCCGAAAGGCTTAGAGGATGTCGGTGTAGCAATGGCTTCGCCTTTTGCGTAATTAACCGTGCCTTGGTCCTTTACCGTTGTCTTACTGTCTAAGACCTTAGGATCTTTGAAGGATGTTTGACGTTTAATCGGATTCATCTACTTTTCCTCTGTATTACTGCCTAGGACCAAAAAAGGTTTTCGTCATCTCTTCAGCAGTCTTCGCCATCTGTTGCTGGCGAGATAATTCAATTCGATCTTGTGCAGTATCGTTCCTCATCCCAGCAATCGCAACCTGTGCGCCTAATCTTTCGTTAGCAATGTCTTCCTGTTGGTCTAAACGCTGCTGTTCAAGATCAATCCTTTGCTGCGCTTCCTGCGCCTTACGATCGACATCTGCTGCCTTAATCTCCAGTTCTTCCTGCCTCAATCCGACTAGCGGGTCTTCTTGGTTAGGCATTTCAAACTGCGGAGCAAGTTCTTCAAGAATCTGAGTGGTCATCTGCGCCACCTTGTCTTCTACCACCAACTGCATCTGTTGCTGCATCTGTTGCATCTGTTGTTGCATTTGTTGTGCTTGCTGCTGCATCGCAGGGTCAGACATCGCTTGTTGCTGAATCATCTGAATCTGCTGCTGCATATTGGTGACTTCAGGTGATTGCATGGCCATCTCCCTCGCCTTGAAGTCTACGTGCTGGTAGATATGCGCTTGAATCAAAGAAGCTACCTGCTGTTGTCCCGGGGGTGCTCCTTGCACCACGGCGGTCTTATACAACTGCAGGTGAGCAGCGATATGAGCATCATGGTCTTGGTCTTGAAACGCTTGAGCCGGTTGCCCCTGCAGGAATCCTGCATTCTCCATCGATGGAGGTGTGGGCTGAGGCTGCGGTGGGGGCGGTAAAATCTGCTCAACCTGCTGTACACCCATGGCTTCGTACATTCGACGGTACGCATTGTACATACCCATCGGCCCGTGGATCTGCGGGTTCGCTTGGACCATCTTGAGCATTTCTTGGGCCATCATGACCCGTTGGCTCATTGAGAATATGTTGGGATCAGAGACGGGTAAGATATCAATACGATCATCAAAGTCAGTCGCCATCAACTGCTGCTGACCATTAGCAATCATGTAGGGGTACGCCTTGATGGGCGATTCCTTAATGACCCGCGCCAGCAGGTTAAATTCTACTTTTTGCGAATAGTGCAGACGCTTATGGATGGCGCTCATAACCCGACTGCCACGCTCTAATAACGCGATCGTCGTACCTACCGGAGCTTGCTGGTTGCCATCGCCTACCTGCATATCGGCAATGCTCGCAAACCGTTTGCCTGAATCTACCAACATGCCGAGCAGCTGCAGCAGTGTTCCGCTGGGCTCCTTGAAGGGCAGTGGCATCAACGCATCCCGCAAAGACCCACCGGGGGCATCCATGTCGCGGAACTCACCTGGCTGCAGCGGGGTGTCATCATCCCTGATTCGGATGCCTCGAGCCTTAAAACCAGCGGGCAGATTGGCCAGCGTACCTGCGTCAATCAGCTGTCGCAAAATGGAAGTCGAGGCTTTCGACAACCCGCCAATCATGTGCGTCAGGCCAAAGCCATAGAAGCCCACCCCGGGCAAGAACTTGTAATGTACAAAATAATCTATGCGCTTCCGCATAGGATCGTTCTGCAGGTAATTCCTGCGGATAGACAAGACTTGAGATTGTTTGGGCAGAATAGTGACGATGTACGGCAACTTGATGCCTGTCTCCTCACCCTCCATGTCCATGTCTTCAAACCCAGGCAGATCAAGGTCTATGTGGATTTCATACAGTTCTGACTCGTAATCACCGCCACCTGAGGGCTTTACGCCTTGGAGATCATCAATCTCCTCCTCGACTTCATCGTACCCTTCATCGTCAGAGCCACGGTTAGAAATCGGCCCTTTCTTGTAGAACCCCGCCTGCTGAAGCTTCTTCACCTCATTTGTGGGCATATCCACTACATGCGTGATGCGTACAGCACTTTCCAAACTAGACGTACCGTAAGGCACAATCAGCTTTTCAGAGGGAATAAACCGCGAGACAGGCCGCCCCAGCGATTGGTCAAAATGGACTTTGCGAAACGCGCTGCCTGACAGCGGTAGATAAAACAACATCTGGTCCGTTTCAGGATCGTACTCGCGCATCTCCTGCATCAGCAGATAGTTCATGTACTCCTGAACACGCGCAGCTTGCAGGTCTGTATTCGGTGAGCCCATACCGATCGTCTGCGTCTTGACCGGACCACCAGGCGGCAATAATTCTTTGTACGCAGATGCTTGAAACTGTGTGACTGATTCAGCCAATAACGGATGAATCACACCAGACGCACCATCAAAGGGTTCTGTCCGGTCCTCAAACTTCATGCCTAAGAACTCAAGACCTTCCTTGTATTGGTCCATCCAGTCTTTGCGTGATGCTTTGTCATCATCGATATCTGCCATGCAGTCGCTGAACACACGGCCTAAATCGCCGTCTTCCATCATCTCTGCAAGGTTGTCGTTGAAGCCACCAGCAGGCATATCGCCCATCATGTCTTCAGGGCCAAAGACTATCGTACCGTCTTCTAGCGTTTGAATATCTTCATCGTCAATGAACTGATCGTCTTCGCCCTCGACTCCGACCACGAGTTCCTTTGATGAGTCCTCAATATTGAGCTCATCTATGTCAACGTCATCGACGCCTCGTTCAATCGCCATGGGCTACTCTTTGTCTGCGTACAGGTTGTCAAAGATTCTATTGACATCCAACGTATAATCCAAGTCAGATTTACTGTAGTGGATATGCTGTGACGGCTTAAAATCAGGGGCTCCCTCGCCTAACTCAAACCAAGCAGGGTGGGTAACCCTCACTCTGTTATTGGGCAACGCCACAATATTCCCCGTCCATGGTCCTGCGTCCAACAACTCCAGCACATGCGATTGCTTGTGTTGAGCAGGATCATCAGCGATTTCATTCTCTGCGTAATCCACCGTGAAATAATACTTGGCGGGATAAAAATCCCCATCGATTTTCGCAATCCACGGGCAGGGCGTGCAGCGATCTAGCACGTACACCGCATGGGTGTGTGATGAACAATCCCACGGCTGGGCATCATGCACTGCCATCGGTTCTGGCCATTCTTCGTAAGGTGTATCTGCGACTAGTGCAGTAATCGGCATGCGTGCCCACATGGCCCCGCCGTGTACATTCGGCTCATCTTCTTCATCTGACTCACAACCTGTGAAGATCACCTGAAAAGACAGACATCTTGTCGGCATCGTAGTGACAGCAATGACCATGGCGTGTAAGAACTCGCCTTGGTATCGCTCATGATTAACAGTGTATTCCCTTCTTACCCACGCCTTGAAGTGCGGTATGTTGCTTTGGAGGTATGGCATTGTTTTTTGTATTGCTCCTTTTTAGTTTATCCCCATTTAGATTCCCACTTGGTGCCCAAGCCTTTCTTTCTAGCGGAGCCCCCTTTCTTAAACCCGGGGACTCCGCGACCTCTCAGAACATCCTTTTTTGTGACCTTTCCGTCACCCGTTAAGTCGGGAAATTTTTTTTTCATTACTTCAACGCTTTGCCGTAACCACGGAGGGCAGCACCCACACCACGGGGCTTGCCCCTAACAGAACCGCCTTTGGCATAGCCTTTCTTGGTCATACCACCTTTAGCGTAGCCCTTCTTGGTCATGCCGCCCTTGGCATAACCTTTCTTTTTCATCATGCCGCCACCGGCTTTTTTTCTGCTTCTGAACCGATCTAAGCCTTTTCTGCCAGCACTTTTCTCGTCTGACTTCTTGTCGCTTTTTTTCTCTTCCTTCAATTCGGTGGTGTACTTCTTATCATTCCAAGTAAAAGTTTTTTGCCCTTTGCCCCTGTAATGCTTAAACGCCTCAGCAAAAGGAACGCCGCCCCTACTAACACCTACGTTGTACTTAATTTTCTTGTCATCTTTCTTTTCTTCTGTCTTCCCTTCTGTCTTCCCTGAGCCAGAAAGGGCTACCCCCGTGCCACCCGCCGCTGCGGCTCCGCCCGCAATTCTTCTCGTCCCACGTGTAGTAGCCGCGCCTCTTTGTGACCTAGTCGCAGCCCTAGAGCCTTGTCCCCTTTGTCGCACTCCATACCCTCTGCCAACGTTGCGAGTGCTTGTGCCTGGGGCAATTGTTGTTTCAGATTTGCGCCCTACTGATCCCACTCTTGTCGCAGTGCCTCTTGCAACATCTCTTGCTTTTGTCGCAACATCTTTTCCAGCATCCAAAATTCTTCTAATTCTACTCATGGTAAAAAAGGCTCCCTGAGATGTCCTGTTCCGTAAAACAGCTTAATTAATAATATGCACGCTTGACACGATAAAAATCTTCCTCCACTTCATCAGAGTGGAGATTGATAAAGTTACCCTGCCTGAACCTTAATATAGCTTGCGTTGTTGTGTCCACATAATCATCGTTTGCCGCGAAAGGAAACGCCGCACACTCCTCAATCACCTCATCTGCAAACATCCGATC